GCAACTTGACCTGCTCCGGCGCGCAGTTCCAAGGCCGTCTGCAGAACTGATTGGTGGACCGTCGTGGGTCGCCTTTCCCGAGAGGGGCGGGGTGACCCAATCCTCTCGGGTTTTTTTCTTCAGGAGATTGCAACATGGCACAAGCTGTCATCGGTCTGAGCAAGGACCAAATCACTGCGGCTACGGCCGTCGCCGCGTTTCGTCTGGGCACCGTGGGTGGCTACGACGACCCGACCAACGGGTATCAGGAGTTCATTTACGGCCGCGCTGATGGTGCGGTGACGGGTGCCGGCTACCTGTGCGTCGAGGAGACGGGTTTCGACTTCGTCATGGCCACCACGACCACGACCGCCCCTGGCGCGTCGGGTCCTGGCTCTCGTTGCGGCGCGGCTCAGGCCGTCATGGCTGACAACGAGTACGGCTGGTTTCAGATCTACGGCAAGGGCAGCGTTCGCACGCTGGCCAGCGCCGCCAAGGGGACCCAACTCAACAGCACCGCCACGGGCGGCGCGGTTGATGACGACGCCACCGCGGGCTCTGAAAGCATCAGCGGACTGGTTCTGGGTACGGCCACGGGCGGCGCTGCAGCAACCAACGCTGACGCGCTGTTCTCGTACCCGGTTGTTGGCCGGACGCTGTAACACCCCCCAAGAAGAAGGAGAACAGCATGCAACCCACGACTTCCACTGTGTTTGATGAACCCACGCACCTGGCCAGGCCAGATGAGTCTCGGTACGCGCACGATGCGCGGCTGTACGTGGAGTTCTTGCGTGAGCCCGTCATGCACCCCGGCAAGAGCCGGGAGGCTGGCCGGGCTGTGTACGAGGAGCGGGACTTCATCCGCATCCACGTGCCTGGCGACAAGACCTCGGTCATCTACCGCCAGGTCACCGAGCAGGACGCCCAGCGCTTTGCTGACCGCTACCAGAAGTGGAAGTCTGGCCAGCAGGACGCGGTGGTCGGCACGCCGCTGACCGCCCTGCCTGGCATGACCCCGTCGAAGGTCGAGGAGTACCGCTACTTCAAGATCGTCACGGTGGAGCAGCTGGCCGACGCGCCTGACAACCTGGGGCAGAAGTTCATGTCCTTCCAGGCTGACAAGCAGCGCGCCAAGGCCTTCATGGAGGTGGCGGCCAACAACGCCCCCATCGAGCGCATGAACGCCGAGCTGCAGAAGCGCGACGCCGAGATCGAGAACCTCAAGACCATGGTCGAGGCCCTGCAGGCCCAGGCCAAGCCCAAGCGCGCCGTGGCTGCGGAGCCGGTCGCGGCCTGAGGAAAGGTAGGGGATGGCCTTCCAGATCGTCAACGAGTCAACCCTCTCGGCCATCGTCCAGAACGTGGCCGGGATGGTGGCCTTCCCCATTCCGTCTGATCCTGCCGGCAGCACCGACCCCGCGGTGCAGCAGATGGTGCAGGCCGTCAACATGTCCGGCATCGAGTTGCTGTCCATGTACGACTGGCAGGAGCTGGTCAAGAACTACGAGATCTCGATCCTGCAGGACACCAGCGGGCAGAAGGAAAAGTCCTTCGACATGCCCGAGGACTTCTACGACTGGATCGACCAGACCAACTGGAACGCGACGACGCAGTTCCCGTCGCTGGGGCCGGTGTCGCCGCAGATGTGGCAGCAGCTGCTGATCCGCACGACGCTGCCGACGCTGTCGTTCTACTGGCAGGTGCGGGACAACAAGATCTACGTCCTGGCGCCGCCGTCTGCACCGCAGACGATGAACTTCTTCTACCTGTCGCAGGCCTGGGTACGCGATCAGGACGACAGCACGCTGTACAAGAACCGCGTCACCAAGAACGGCGACGTGACCCTGCTCGACCCGACGCTGGTGACGCTGTACACCCGCGTGAAGTGGCTCGAGATGAAGGGCCTGGACAGCTCGGCGGCCATGCGCGACTTCCAGGTGAGCTTCGAGAACCGCAAGGGCGCCGAGAAGGGCGCGCCGGTGCTCAGCATGGCGCGGGACTTCCGCTTCCCCTACATCCAGCCGCTGATCAATACGCCTGACACGGGCATGGGGGCCTGACGTGCCTCTGGTGCCTCTGAAGCCCTTCAAGGTGCCGCGAAGGGCGGCCGCCTCGCAGGTGTCGCAGTCCGCGATCATCCCGGCGCCGGTGGGAGGCCTGAACTACCGCGACCCGATCAGTGCGATGGACCCGCGCGACGCGCTGGTGCTGACCAACCTGATCCCGGGGCAGCAGGGCGTGGAGCTGCGCCGCGGCTGGGCCGAGTTTGCCGACGCCGTCGAGGTGTCTGGTGCGCCGCAGTCGGTGGAGGCGGTGTTCTCCTACAAGGCGCCCAGCTCGGCCGGTGACAAGGTGTTCATGGCCGCCAACGGCAACATCTACGACGTCACCTCGGGCGGCACGCCGACTGTGGCCGTCACGGGCACCGGCAGCACCGACGACGAATGGTGGACGACGCAGTTCTCCACCGCGGCTGACACGTTCCTGCTGGCCGTCTCGCCTGGCGCGGGCTACTGGACCTACAGCACAAGTTCGGGCTGGGTCGATCGCACGGCCACGGTGACCAACATGACCACCGCAGCGCGGACGGTCATGGTCTGGAAGCGCCGCGTCTGGTTCACGTTCCAGGACGACCCCAACGTCTACTACATGAACGCGGTGGACGCGATCACTGGCACGGTGACGTCGTTCCCCATGGGCTCACTGCTGCGCAACGGCGGCTACGTGTCGGCCATGGTCAACTGGACCACCGACGCCGGCATCTCGGTGGACGACTACCTGGTGGTGATCGGCACCGAGGGCGATGTGGGTGTGTGGCAGGGCACCGACCCCACCAGCGCGGCCACGTTCGAGCTCAAGGGCGTCTGGTACGTGGGCCCGGTGCCGCTGCACGGTCGGTACTTCACCACGTTCGGCGGCGACGTGATGATCGTCTCGCAGCTCGGCCTGGTGCCCATGTCGCGCCTGTTCACGGGCCAGTTCAGCGTAGACAACCAGAACGTCGGCCCCGCGGCCAAGATCCAGACGGTCTTCGCGCCCCTGGTGCGCAGCCTGCGCGATGAGAAGTTCTGGAACGTCTTTGTCGTGCCGTCCTCTGACGTGCTGGTGATCTCGCTGCCTGTGGATGGAGATGTCTACCGGCAGTTCGCCATGAACGTCACCACCGGGGCCTGGTGCAGCTTCGACGGCATCCCTATCCGCAGCGCGGCGGTCATCGGTGGCGAGCTGTACTTCGGACAGGCCAACGGCACCACCTGCAAGGGGCTGCAAGGCGATCTGGACGGCGTGGCCATTGACAACACCGGTGGATCCTATGTGCTGGGCGAGGTGCAGTGTTCCTTCAACGCGTTTGGCACGCCGGGGCAGTTGAAGAAGTTCAGCATGGCCCGGCCGATCTTTTTCGGGCCGGCGGCGCCGAGCGCGCAGTTGACGATCAACACCCAGTACGCCTTCAAAGACACGGCGGGCGCACCGGCCTTCTCGGACCCGGGCGTTGCGTTGTGGGACACCGGCGTTTGGAGCCAGGCGGTGTGGTTGACCGACAACAGCTACGAGTCCTGGTTCGGCACGGCCGCGCTGGGCTACTACGGGTCGCTGCGCATGAAGCTGCGCGGCCTGCCGGGCACGTCGTTCCTGTCGGCGCACGTGCTCAGTGAAATTGGTGGGGTGATGTGATGGCAACTGCGGCGAATCCGTTCTTTGTAAATGCCGGCTCTACAGCAGATCAGAAAGCGGCTGATTACAGCCGCCTGCTGTCGTCTGGCATGAGTGACACACAGATCCGTGACGCTGCCAACAACTTCTTCGGCCAGCAAACTGATGCTGATTGGTCGTACCTGCAGAACCTTGCACAGCAGCCGACGTCTGCTCCAAGTGGGCAGGTGCCGTACCAGAGCGCGCTGATTGAGTCGCTGAGGGGTGCATCGCCTGGCTTCACCAGCAACAACCCGGGCGTGACGATGCTGGCCAACCCGGCGAACAGCAAGACCGTCATCGACTTCAAGCGTGCGCCGCCCCCCGCGCCATTCTTCCCGCCTGGTCCTCCGGTCGGGCCTCCGTTGCCGCCCGCGCCCACGCCGGCCCCTGCGCCTCCTCCTTCTGGAGGCGGTGGAGGCGGCGGTGGTTCGGTGACACCTGGGCCCATAGTTATTGGTCCCGGCCCTGTGCGTCCTGGGCTTGGCAGTGTGCAGAATCAAGACGATTCCGTTTTTTCTGAGCCTGATGATCCCGTTTTGCCTGGGCCTGATGACTTTGTTCGCCCTCCAGATCCAGATCCACCGCCGCCAGATGACGGAGTAGCGGATCCCTTCCCTGTTTCTGATCCGCCGCCGCTAGATGCGGTGGATTTGCCGCCACTGCTGCCAGACGATTTGCAAGATCCGCCGCCGGACGCTCCGCGTGATCCAGATTCCGCTCCTCCGCCGCTGGTGCCAGACAGGGTGGAATTGCCCGACTACACCGACGACCTGGGCACGCCGATTGATCTAGATCCGCGTGATCCTGGCCCACGTGAGGCTGACCCTGACCCGGATGTACCCGACTACACCGACGACCTGGGCACGCCGATTGATCTAGATCCGCGTGATCCTGGCCCACGTGAGGCTGACCCTGACCCGGATGTACCCGACTACACCGACGACCTGGGCACGCCGATTTACGACGAGATCCCCGAGGGCGAGATTGACGTCAAGACCGGCGTCACCGACGCCTATAAGGACGCACGTGATGCGTTGGTGAATGCCGACACGGTCACGCAGTTAGATGACCCGCTCGACGAGCTGGGCGACATTGATCTTGAGGAAGTGCTGCTGGACGTGCCACCTGTGCCTGTTCCTGACAGCTCAGGTGACGGCAGCGGCAGCAGCGGCGGCGTTGGTGACGTGTACGTCAGGCCTTCTGTGCCGGTTGGTTCTGTCTCCGACAACCCGCTGGACGAGTGGGAGTGGATTGAGCCTGACGTGCCCGAAATCCCGCTGCCTGAGATCCCCTCGGCCAGCATGGACTACAACTTCTCCGACGCTGACCTGATGGACTTCCTGTTCGGCGATTTTGGCGGCGGTGGTGGTGGTGGGTTGGGCGGCATGAACCTGTACATGCAGGAGTGACGCGTGAAGCTGGTCACCGATCAACCCGATCAGTACCCGGTCATCTGGCAGTGGATGAACCGGCGCACGCGGCTGCCGTGGAGCACCGACCTGCGCACGATCGCCTCGATGCGCGACGACGGCACCATCGC